CCAAGACATTTATTAATGAGGCTGCAACCTATGTAAAGAATATGAATAAGTGGGACGCAGCTAATGAGTTTGCAAAGGACAATGGTTATGAGTTTCAAATCTGGACAGAAAAAACTTTAGAGTCTATGGGTATTCTACCAAAATCTATGAAACCACTAAAACCTTTCACAAATAGGAAAAAATAAGTATAAATAGAAGTATGTCAAATATATTCCAGAAGTTAGAACTTGCAGCTTTTAGAAATCAGATTACTCCGAGAACCAAAGAGAGTAGAGATTGGTTTATGAAAAAAGCAAAAGTTATCAAGGGTATAAACCGTGAAACATTGATGAAAGAAGAACCTTTGAATAGGGGTGCTCGTAGAATTATTGGTTCTATGCAGATGTTCTTTTATGACCCAAAGTATAAAGAAACTTTACCATACTATGATAGGTTTCCCCTTGCAATCGTTGTAAAACCAGCAAAGGGTGGGTTTTTAGGAATGAACTTACACTACTTACCACCAATACTTCGTGCAAAGTTTCTTGATGCACTTATGGATAATGTGACAAGTAAAAAGAGTCCAGATGCAAAATTTAAACTAACGACTAAACTTCTTGCATCTGCATCTGATTTAGAATACTACAAACCATGCATCAAACATTATTTAAATGAACATGTAAGAAGTAATTTTGCAGAAGTAAAAGCACCCGAGTGGGAGATTGCAACCTTCTTACCAACTGCATTGTTTGAAAAGGCAGACCAACGTAAAGTATATAACGACAGTAGGAGAATGATAAGGTAATGGGATATCAAGTAGATGACATGATTGCAACCATAAAGGCTGGAGACGGTCTTGCATTTTCAAATTTATGGAGAGTATTTTTACCACCGATTGGTGGAGTAAACTCTACAGACTTAAATATCTTATGTAAGGTTGCAAGTATTCCAGGCCGACAAATACTAACAACTGAAAGACAATATGCACTTAACAATGAAAAGGTTGCGTATGGATATGCAAGTGAAGATATTACTTTAACCTTTTATTGTTTAAATGATATGCGTGTAAGAGACTACTTCGAGAACTGGCAAAACCTTGCAGTCAATCAAGAAACCCAAGAAGTTGGATATTATAAGGATTATACTTTTGATGTAGTCATTCAAACACTTAGAAAGGGTGCAATCAATCCTTTAATTAAACCTAAGAAACTATTTGATAATCCTTTACCAGATGCAATCAAAGACTTGATACCACCTATTGGCCCATTAGATATTGCAAATGGTAATTTTGACCCAGGCCTAATCGCACCAGGCGCTAAGTATCTTGCAGATGCAGTGACGTATTCTACTAGATTATTAAACGCATTTCCAACTACTATGAACTCTATGGAATTAAATAATGACCCTGACGGATTGATAGAAGTAAATGTACAACTATCTTACAAACGATATGAAGTAGTTGAAGGTAATACTAAAGATAGACTATTAGAAGCAACTGGAGTTAAAGACAAATTGAAAGATGCAGCTAAATCTGCAGTGAAGAAAGCAGGTGCAAGAGCTGTAAAAACTGGATTGAGAAAAGCATTATTTGGAATTTAAATATATATTAATACATTATAGGAGATATTATGAGTGCATTACCTAAACTAAATGCAACCCCTAAACACGAAATGGTAGTACCCTCAACGGGTAAGACTGTTATGTTTCGACCATACTTAGTAAAAGAAGAAAAAATTCTTCTTATGGCATTTGAAACAAAAGACGAAAAAACTGCAATGCAAGCAATGTTGGATACAATAGATGCATGTGTTGAAGGAGAATACGTTAAATCTAAACTTACCACTTTTGACATTGAGTATATGTTTACTCAAATTCGTGGTAAGTCTGTTGGTGAGTCTGTAAACGTAAATCTAATTTGTCAAGAATGCAAAACAAAAAACGAAATGAACATAAACCTTTCTGAACTTACAATAGATGTTCCAAAAAATATAGAAAGTACTGTAGAACTAACAGATACTATTTCAGTAGAATTACAGTATCCCCCTTTCAAAACTTTTATTGATAACTTTAAGGAAGGTATTCAAGAAACTCAATTTGGTTTTATGGTTATTAGAGAATGTTTCAGTGCAGTTATTAGTGATGATGAAAGAATAGATGTAAGTGAAGTATCAGCAAAAGAAGTTGATGATTTCATTGACTCTATGACTAGTGACCAAATTAAATCGATAACAGATTTTGTTGACACCATTCCCTCACTGGAAAAAGATGTCAAGTTTGATTGTTCTAACTGTGGACATCATAATGAATTGAAGTTAAAAGGTATTCAGGATTTTTTTACCTAAGCCTTTCTCATGATAGTTTATATAATTATTATCAGACAAACTTTAACTTGGTCACACATTACAAGTATAGTTTGACTGAAATAGAAAACATGTGGCCGTGGGAAAGGGAAATATATTTAACTTTATTAGCAGAATGGATAAAAAAAGAAGAACAAGAACGTCAAAAACTAGAGAGTAAGTATAAATAGTAGTATGACCACTTTAGCTGCAGTTGTAGACCAACTCAAAACCAATAACGAAGAAGAGAGACAAAGAGACTCTAATCTTAATCAAAACATTGCACAATCTAGAAGAGTACAAGAACAATTATTAGGTGGACTTGCAAAAACTTTTGGAGATTTCTTTACTGCACAACAAAGACAAGCAGAAGGAGATTCTTTAGAAAGTAAAAAAGAAGAAGAAAAACCTAAACCAGAACCAATCGATGAAGGTTCATTTCTTAAAGCAATTGCTGGTATAGGTGCTGGTACTGATAAATTTATGAAGTCAGGAGCATTCAAAGCAATCTTAGGTGCAACACTAATAGGTTTATTATCTATGGAAGGTGTTCAAGAATTTATTAAAGATAAGTTTGTTCCCGCAGTAAAAAGTTTTTTTGATTTTTTAAAAGATAAAGTATTACCATTTTTAAAAGATAACTTTGATAAGATTGTTATAGCAGGTTTATCTATTCTTGCACTTACTGGTTTAATAAAATTAGGTTTTATGGCAACTGCGGCCTATTTAAAAGTCGCAAAAGTGTGGAGTGTAATTGCAAAATTAGCTGGACTTATTAAAGTTGCAACTCTATTCATGGCTACATCATTCAAAAAAGTTGCACTTACATTGGGTGGTAAATTTCAGACGATGTTAAAGAGTCTTCAAATGACTGCAATATTTATTAGGGGTGCAGTTATTCCCGCACTTCTGACTTCACTCATGACTATGGGAACAACCATTATGGCTGCAGTTGCACCTTTCTTACCTATCATTGTAGTAGTCGCAGCCGCAATAGGAGCAATAGTTGGAATATTCTTTATGATTAAAAAGAACTTAGAAAATCTTGGTATAGGAGATATGGGTTCAGTTTTTGGAATTGTTATAGGTGGTTTAAAAGATGCAGTAAATCATTTCTTAAATATTTTTATAATGATAGGAAAAAAACTAGGTGCGATAGGTGGGACTATTGCAAAAGCATTAGGTTTTGAAGTTCCAGAGTTTTTAACAAACATGGCTGACATGGAATACTTTGATACAGATAATGCATCAAAAGCAGTAGATGCTGGTCAAATAAAAAATAGAGAACGATTAGAGAAAAAAATTGCAGAAACAGAAGAAGGAGTTGAAAGAGATAAACTAATCGAAGAACTAAAAAGAGTAGATGATATAATACAAAAAAGACAAGGAATAGAACCACCTGATAGAGATTTTATTGATGTTAAACCAAAACCGTCAACTACAATAAATGAAAACATTGATGCAAATGAAGCTGCAAAACTAGAACAAATGGGGCCTCCACCACCAACCATAATTGATACTTCTACTAATAATAATGTTTCAAATGATAACTCACAATCTATGACTTCTATGGTTGAACCACCTATAAACAATAGAAGAAGAATGCGTGGTGGTAGTGCAATAATGCGTGGTAAAAGGTTTTAAAAAAACCCCACATTTCTGTGGGGTCTAAAAATCTTGTTTTTAAATTAAGTACTTACTCGTCATTCGCAAGTTTAGCGAAATAACTCAAAGTTTCATCGTCAGACTCAGTTGACGCAACTTCTGGTTCTGGAGTACTTGGTGCAACCACTGGGGTTTCTACACCTTTAGGTTCTACTGCTTCTGCAGTCTTTCCTAAGTCTTCCATTTTCTGAGTTGAACCTTCTCCAACAGCTTCTCCAAGAACAACAGATAATCTCTGTTTTAACTCGTCATAAGTTTTATAGTTAGTTGGGTCAACAAACTCTGCAACATCAAACATAGAGTTATAAGTTGCTTCTAGTTTAGTTTCATCTGCATCGTACAATGCACTCACTGGTTTGAAAGAAGATTTATCGTAGTTTCTATAACCAGCGACATTAGTAATCTTAAGTTCAAAGTCCGCACCACTCCAAAAATCGAAAGGGTTCACGGGTTCTTCGCCTGGAAATTGCGGTTGCATTACGTCCATGACTTTGTCCATGATTTTCTTTCCGAAATCGTAAAGGAATACTTTACCATTGTTGGAAGGGTTTGCGGGGTCAGAAACAATCATGATATTTGCAACGTGGTGCAATCTTCTTTTTTGTTTCCTTGCAGTTTCTTTATCTTCTTCGATACCTGAGTTCCATAGTCTGGAATTCAGTTCTCCAAGTGGGTCTTTCTGTCCAATAGATGTAAGAGACTTCTCTACATACCACTGTCCAGTAGGGCCTTTAAAGAAATGGTCGAAATACCTAACCCATGGTAATTCTTGACCTTCTGCGGCTGGTAGAAATCTAATAACTGCATAACCGTTACCAGACTCGTCTACTGTGGGTTTCCAAAATCTTTCGTCTTCGTAAGATTTCTTTTGGGTTGTTGCACCAGTAGCTTCTTGCACTGCAGAAACTAGTTTTGAGACATCGGTGCGATTGGTCTTTAAGTTTTCAAATGACATGTGTATACTCCGTATTATTTGTCTTCTGTTTGTCCACTTTATTCATAATGTAAATCGTTGTGTATTATACTTATTTATACAAGTATTGTCAAGTACTAATTTAACCATGCAACTAAAACTAAACGAGTACCATGTAAAACTTTTTTTGCTTTGTGATAAAGACTTGATTTAAAAATAACAGTTTCTCCAATGTCTAAATCAATAATGTTTTTATCTTTATTATAAACTACTATTTCCCCACCCTTCAAATCTTTTTTGTCAATCATAGTTATAGATGTCCAAGTTCTTTTTCTTTCTTCGATAACATCTTTATGTTTCTTATAGTAATGACCTTCTTTATAAAGTAATAAATCCAACTGATTTACTTTTGTTCCGTCATTAATAAAGTCTTCTATTGTTTTACATAGTTCGGGAAACAACTGATAATCAATTTGATACTTTAAACTATTTCTCCACTTGTTTAAGTTTGAACCCGCAGTTGGAGCTTCAGATATATTAGATATTTTTGTTAACTCTAATATGTCTTGAATATCTTCTTGTTGTATAACCTTACCCGTTTTCAAAACAAGGTATTACCTTTGGGTAGTAAATTCAGACTCATTCCTTCTGCTTCTAAATGGTCTTTGATTGCGGGAGAGATATACTTCTTAATATCTTCTATCTCAATGTTATTCTTTTCACATAGATGTACGATTGCATCTATATAAGAATGGTTGTCTCTTTGTACAGACTCAAGAACCATTGCGGTAAACTTCTTACGAGTAAGAAAATTATCTTCCGTTACGTTCTCTTCTTTCTTTTGCTTTTTGATTGTTTCTTTCTCGGACTTTGTCATTCTCTTCTTTCATGATTACATCACAAATGTACTCTTTTACTTCTTGGTCAGATAGACCCGTTTCATTCATGAGTATCTTTAAATACTTTGGTGTTAGGATAAGACTTCTGTAGTCGTTGTACTTTTCGTCAATGAGTTTGTAACTAAACTTCTGAGTGTTTTCTTCAAATCTATTCTTCTCAGGATTTTCTTCTTCTCCAAAGTAGTCATAATACACCCATGCATTATCTATTATCTCCCCAGCTTTATAACTACCGTGTTCCCATTCAAATGGTTCGGGGTTCTTCTTATATACTTTTTTCTTTCTCACAAATGGTTCTCTAATCATATTTATACATACACCTCTTCTAGTTTATGTTAGCCATTATACACGAGTCAACAAGAAATGTCAAATCGTGTTACATTCTCTAGACGGAATGCTCTCCATTGTTGAAGGTCTAAATCAAAGACTTTAATGACTTTATCAGTGTCTTGATAATTCCATAACATTTCTGACTTAGGCATTTTATCATCAGGTATTTCTGTATCCATTAGTGTACAACGCATTTTCCTGAGTTGTATGTCCTTTTCTTTAATGAACTCGATATCCACTATGTTTTCAACAAGTTTGTGGACTACATCGACTCTATCGAGTTCTAAGAACTTAACTGGCATATGAACTATATGTTCCCGTAGCTTCGGTGTACCATTCGGGTTCTTGTTGTTTTGTCCACTTTGCGAAATACTGTTTCTCATTGATATAGTAGTTCTTGTATGCTTCGATTGTATCTCCTTTTACTTTACAGTAATCGGGCATACATTGTGGTGGTTCGGTAAAACCATTATCCTCTAATCCTTTTGGAGTGTATCCAAGTAAGTCTCCAAGTAATCTTTCGGTTGCATGTATCTTACCATAACGATAAGTATACTCAACACATAACCACATGAAGAGACGATACAACCATTTGTAATGTCTAGAACTTTGTCTGACCCATATCGCACTCGGGTGGTTGACCATTGCGGCCTTGTAAAGAGTTTCTTCCATGTTGGAGTTCTTTACCATTTTCCACCTTTTAATTCTACGACCATTCGCAGTTTTATCTTCGTATGGAATACCGTCTATCACACGGTGTGCAGTAGACAATAGTTGTGCATACTCAATAATCATTTTGACAACATGTTTATCACAATGTTGTTTCGCACATCTATGTGTGTGATTATCTAGATAAAATATATTCATGTATTATCTCCCTTTGTATATTTTACTGTACCTTGCATATCCCATACACCTTTTTGTGGTTTGGGTATTCTATCTTTTGTTATCTCAGATAGTTTATATCTTTTTATTCTTTTATCTTGTAAAGAAAGTATTGTACATAGTATCAATACAAAACTGACAATACACATCATCAGTAAATATCCAAGATAACCCTCAATTCCTAAATATTCCATTTACTTATCTCCATACATAAACTTAGGTTCAGAAATTCCCGAATGACACATATGTTCAGTTCCTATTTCCCACTTACAATATATTCTATTTTCATCGGGCATTAATTCTGTAATTGTATAACCGTGTTTGTTTGCAAACTCAAACATCAACTCACTTGACCAAGGAAAGAAATTTATGTTCTGACACCTTTCGTCAACGTGGTCAGCCATGCCTGGGTTGAGTCTCCAATAGATAACTGAT